ATCAGGAAGAAAAGAAGAATACCAAAAAAGAATTCTTAAGAAAAAAGGTATAGAAGAAAAAAGAATTCCATCAAAAGGGGATGATAAAATGAATATTTCTACTGAGAAAGAAAGTTTGACCCTCGAACAATTAAAACGAAAGATTATATCTTGGCGTACTTGTGCGCGAGTATTAGAATCTAAAAGTATGCTAAGTGATTTAGATAAAAGAATGTTAGATAATTATAAGAATAAACTTCAGGGTTTTATAACAAGATATAAGAATCTTGAAAAACAAATAAATTCAACGCAGGGTGATAATCCTTTTTAAAAATGATATAAGTATCATTGGTGGTTAAAAAGTTTTATCTAAATTGAAATTTGACTCAAAAATGAAATATATAATAATGGGTGACCCGATACCTTTGGCAAGACCGCGGTATACAAATCGTCATATTTGGGATTCTCAAAAACAAACAAAGTTAATATGGGCGCTTGAATTACAAAAACAAAATATTGAAAAGGTTTTATTAGCTGGGCCATTACAACTTGATGTGTGTTTTTATTTTGCTGTGCCAAAAGTAATGTCAATAAAAAGACGTGCTACTATTGGCAGTAGCTTTATGTTTTTCCGCCCCGATTTAGATAATCTTATTAAATTCGTTAAAGATGTTGGTAATAAAATTCTTTATAATGATGATTGTCAAATTTGTAATATTTCAGCAAAAAAATTATACGATGATGGCAATGGACCACGAACCGAATTTACTTTGGAGAAAATATGAACGATAAAAAAATAACAATGGATTTCTTTGAAGGAAATAACGGAGAACTTCTCGACGTTACAATGCCAATTGAACACTTTGAGTATTTAGTTGACCAAGGTCTTGAACAAAATATTGCATTTTTTGAGACTTTAATGAATTCTATAGAAGAACTTAAAGCAAAAAAGGCTATAGAAGATGAAAAAAAAGAAGTCAACCATTAAAAATAACACGCTTGAAAAAAAAAGAGATAAAGAACGTACTAATTATAATTGGTCAAAAATGGCTGAATTATTGAAAAATAGCACTTGTTCATCAATTGAACGTTTCTGGCTTTCTGTTGGTATACCGCACCAAACTTATTATGATGCTGTTAATAGAGAAGAATGCATGCGTGAAGCTCATGAATATACACTATTACGTATTGGCTGTGATCGTGAAGAAATGTGCTTAAAAGAAAAAATGTCAGGCAATTCAGTTGCAGCATTATCTCTTCCACAATTTCTCGATAGATGGAAAAAAGATACTGAATGGCGAACAAAGTTAAAACAACAAGAAGAAGAAAAGAATCAAAATATTACTGTTGTTATGGAATCTTTCGAAAAAAAGAAAAATGATAATTGAATTATTAATTGTAGGTTTTTTAGGTTTTGCTTTAGGTTCCATTGTTACAGAAAATAAACAAGAGAAAACTATTTATATTGTTGAAAAAGATAACAGCGTTATAAAGATAAAAACAAAATGAAATGGATTAGTATTCTTAACGATATCGATAGAAAAGATATTTTACCATTAGATAGACCTTTTTTGGCTATTTGGAGAACCCAAATTTGTTTCATCCAATATGATGATGAAAGAGGTTGTTTTAATGCAATATTTAGACCTAGTGATGAAGAAATATTTTTCTTATCAAAAGATAGAGAATTAAAAATAACACATTGGATGGATTTACCTAAAGAACCAGAAGAATCTTGGCAGAGTGTAGCAAATGAATGAAGAAAAAATCCCCTTTTCACCAGAATTAATGAAAAAATTTGAATGTAATTACTTGCATAATAAATATAAAAACTAAGTGAAAATATTATAGCTATATTACCACGATATGCTATAATAGTTCTATGAATATAGGTGATAAAAAAGGTAAATATACATTTTTAGGATCAGAGTTAAAAGAAATAAAAAAAGGTAAACGCACTTCTCTTATTAATTTTTATAAATGTCAGTGTGAATGCGGTAAAATCAAGTATCTGTATCCTGCTAATTTTAATCGTTCTAAAAATCCACAATGTATAGATTGTAAACTTAACAATCAATGTCCAATGCCTATGGAAGGAAAAAAATTTGGACAATTAACAGTTTTAAAATTTAGTTATTCAAATAAATATAATAGATTTTTTGAATGTAAATGTGATTGTGGTCAAATAAGAGTTGTTAATGGATCCGAATTAAGATTACAACGAGTCAAGCGATGTAAAGATTGTAAAAATAGTTTACACACGACCCATAAAATGAAGGGTACTACAGAATATGTAATTTGGATGGGTATAAAAGCTCGATGCTTAAATCCTAATAATGCTGCATATAAAAATTATGGTGGGCGTGGTATAACAATTTGTGATGAATGGATGAAATTTGAGAAGTTTTTCGAAGACATGGGCAAAAGACCAAAAGATATGCAAATAGATCGGATCGATAATAATAAAGGTTATTATAAAGAAAATTGTAGATGGGTTTCTCCTAAAGAGAATTCCAATAATAGAAGAAAAAAATGAATATTGAAACTGTTATTAAATTAAACAAATTTAAACCTCGAAAATATCAGATTGATTTTTTTGACGCTGTAGAGAATAAAAAATACAAGCGTGCATTACTGATATGGCCGAGGCGCGCCCGGCAAAGATATTGCTGCATTTAATTTGTGTATTCGCGCTGCATTAAAAAAACCACAAGTAATTTATTATATATTCCCGACATATTCTCAAGGCAAAAAAGTTATATTCGATTCCATTACAAATACTGGCGAACGTATATTGGATTACATTCCAAAAGAAGTTATCGATTCGACAAATACAACTGAGATGAAAATACGTTTTAAAAATGGATCTTTATTACAAGTTGTGGGGTCTGATAATTATGACTCGTTAATGGGGACGAACCCACAATTGTGTGTCTTTAGTGAATATGCTTTACAAGATCCAAGAGCGTACCAATATATAAGACCGATATTAACTGCTAATGATGGAACTGCTGTGTTTATATCAACACCTCGTGGTAAAAACCATCTTTTTGAACTATACCAGATAGCAAGTCAATCTGACATTTGGTATTGCCAAAAGTTAACTGTGGATGACACTCAGCATATTCCGCTATTTGAAATTGAAAAAGAAAAAGCTTCAGGCGAAATGTCTGATGATTTAATTCAGCAGGAATATTACACATCATTTGATATGGGTGTTGAAGGTTCTTATTATTCTAAATATCTAGATCGCATGAAAGTTAAAGGGCAGATTGGGCAAGTTCCATGGGAATCTGCGTTTAAAGTTAATACTGCTTGGGATATTGGAACTCGTGATAACACTTCAATTATATTCTTTCAAACTATTGGACAAACAGTTCGATTGATTGATTATTATGAAAATTCAAAAGTTGGTTTAGAACATTATGTTAATGTGATTAAACAAAAACCATATTTATATAACAAACATATCGGTCCACATGATATCAAAGTTCTAGAGTTTGGTTCCGGATTAACACGAATTGAAAAAGCACGACAATTAGGAATTAATTTTACTATTGCCCCTGATTTATCTATTGAAGATGGTATTGAAACTGTAAGATCTACAATGTCTAAATTATGGATTGATGAAACTGCCTGTGTTAAATTGATCAAGGCGTTAGAATCTTATAGACAGGAATTTGATGTCAAGAAAAAGGTATATAAATCACACCCTTTGCATGATTGGTCTTCTCATGCTAGTGATGCTTTACGTTATTTGTGTATTTCGTTACCCAAGACCAGAGACGGATTATCTCCTGAGGAATTGGACAGGCGTTATAACGAAGTAATGTATGGCCAACAATTGCCTGGAATATTTAATGATAATTTACCAAAGTATTAAATACACTTGATCTCTAGTCTGTACTAATTTAGGCTATATCCAAAATACTTATCAAAAAAGGAAAATAGATGATTTTTCCTCAACTTGGCCCGCAATATTACGACGAGAAACACAAAGGATTGCTTTCTAGGATGGAGGCGTTTTATGCCGAGTCAATAACTATTAATCAGTCTTTTTGGGGAGAAGCTGACACTGATACGCGGTTTGAAGCTGGAGATCAAACACTTTGGTCTGATATTTATGGAAATTTGCCAGCAAATCGTCGTAAACAATTTAATTTTAATAGAATAAGACGCGTTGTTCAGATGATCTCAGGTCATCAACGACGTAATAGAAAATCTACAATAATAACACCTGTTGAAAATGGTGATGCTCAGACTGCTGATCAATTAACAAAGACTATGTTATGGATACATAATCAAGAAGGCGTTTTAGAAACTATATCCGAATCATTTCAAGGTGCATTAGTTACTGGAATGAATTTACTTCAAGTCTGGATGGATTATAGACAAGATCCGGTTTCAGGTAATATTCGTGTTGATAATTGTGCATATAATTCATTTTTAATTGATCCATATTTCAGAAAATCTGATTTGTCAGATTGTAATGCTATTTGGAAAAGATCGTTTGTAACAAAGCGTGAAGCTGTATCATTAATGCCCGATCATGCTGAAGAAATTATGGGGTTATGGGGGAATGATTCTGGAAGTGGTAGAGATTCCAAGTTTCAATTTATGCCAGAATCTTATGGATACGCTTATAAAAATTTATTAACTTATGATGAATTTTATTACAGAGATTACAGAACTCAAAAAATGTTAGCTGATACGCGCACCGGCGAGACGATGGAATGGAAATCTAACGACGAAGATAAACTTAGATTATATCTACAGACGTATCCAGAAGTGACAGTTATCGAACAAGAAGTTCCAACCCATAGAATAGCAATAGTTATTCAAGGTAAGGTGTTTTATGACGGACCTAACCCGATGGGAATTGATTCCTATCCTTTTGTGCCTGTTTTCGCTTACTATAACCCTCAGCTTCCTTATTTTCCATGGCGGATACAGGGAGTAGTTAGAGGGTTACGTGATGCACAATATTTATATAACCGCAGAAGAATAATAGAACTCGATATCTTAGAATCCCAAGTAACTTCAGGATTTATTTACAAAGAGAATTCATTAGTAAATCCCAAAGATATATTTATGGCTGGTCAAGGTAAAGGTATAGCTTTAAAAGAAGAAGCTAATATGACGGATGTACAACAAATACAGCCGCCACAAATTCCACCATCAATGACACAACTTTCAGAGTTATTGGCTCGTGAAGTGATGGAAATATCGGGAGTTAATGAAGAATTACTTGGTTCAGCTAATGATGAAAAAGCCGGAATATTATCAATGTTACGTCAAGGTGCTGGCCTTACAACTTTACAAAGTTTATTTGACCAATTAGACAGATCACAAAAACTTCTTGGCAAGCTTACTTTGGATTTAGTACAAACTAACTTTACTCCTGGAAAAATTAAAAACATTTTACAAACAGAAGAACCAACAGCACAGTTTCATAACAAGAACTTTGGTAAATATGATGTTGTTATTGAAGAAGGTTTAAATACCACGACACAACGACAAATGCAATTTGCTCAACTATTACAATTGCGTGAAGTTGGTGTACCGGTTCCTGATGATGTATTACTTGAAGCGTGTACATTACAAAATAAGAAAAAACTTCTTGATTCGATACAACAAACTCAACAAGCACAACAACAATCGGCTCAACAACAACAACAAGTTCAAATGCAAGAAATACAAGCACGTACTGAATTGGCGCAAGCACGAGCAGTTGCTGATAGAGGTCTTGGCGTTGAAAGAGTAAGTCGTGTTCAGGAAAATCAAGCTCTTGCACAAGAAAGACGCGCTCAAGCGCATAAAGATGAAGAGTCTGCTTTATTGGAAAAAGTTAAAGCATTAAAAGAACTTGAATCAATTGATATTGTGCATATTGAAAAGTTAATTACTTTAGCTAACATGATTAAGGAAAAAGAAAACCCTCGACCTGAGCAGAAAGGTTCTGCTTTGTAGATAGAGGAAAAACCTTGCTCTACTTTGCATAAAGCATCGAAGGGCAGTTTCTACTAAGGAGCTATTATGGCAAAAAAAAGATTCTATGGCGAAAGATCTGAAAGATCTTCAAGACCGAATCATCAATCCCAAAAATATAATGATGAACATCATTCAGACAAGGATAGTTATCCAGCAGATATGTATGGACATGAACTATCAGCGGCTGAAGAATATATGGGAATGCCAACTGATATGAGAGGTGGTTTGGAACATTCAGCAATGATTCGTGAAGATCACAGAGCTATTGCTAATTTGCCTCAGGAAGTAATGATCAAACCTTATCCAAAAACTGGACCATACTTGCCAGAAGATCTTAATGACGATGTGAGTGGCGTAGATGCACAAATGGATTATGATGACGAACAAAGACGTAATCATTTTTACCCTAAAAAGGTATAAATTATGGGGGATTTTTCCCCCTTTTTGGAGAAAAATATGCCTATAATGAAACGTCTAAATAATAAAGCCACTAAAATTGCTTATAAGGTTCTTGGTGTACCGCTTAATATTAAACATAAAAAAACAGACCAAGAGAAACGTATTGATTATAAATTACGTTATGATGAAACCTCGAGGGTAAGATAATGGCTAAAAGAAAAAATGTTAATTACCGTGATTCATTTGAAAAACCTATGCGCAATAGAGGCGAGGAATTCAATGAACCACAATCAAATTTAAAATACGATTATAGACCTGAAAATGTATTTAGTGATGAAGCTCAAGAAAGAGCGCCAAGACGTCATGAAATCCGTGCAGAATATGCTGCGGTTTATCAAAATGAACAACGTCGCAATGAGCGAGCTTTTGCCAGAGTCAGAGATATGGAAAATGAATTTTACGCTGGCTTAGATCCGCGGCGTAAGCAAGAAATGGCTGATGGTGGAATGGTCAGAGAAGATCAAAGAGCTATGGCTAATCTTCCAAGAAAAGCTATTCATTGTGAATATCCTCAATCTTATTATTATGCAACCCCTTATCTTGATGATTCAATAAGAGGAACAGATGATGAAATTGATGATGATAACAGCTCAATGGCTAGATTTTTAAATCCTTATGGAAACAAAACAGCATATTAAAGGTTAAAAGGATAAGAGTGGCAAAAAATAAAAATAAACTTAAAAAAGTTAAAGAACATTTAAAAGCAGATATTGAGACTTTTAAGCATGAAGCTCATGAAGATAAAGAATTATTAAAGAAATTAAAATCAAATAAAAAAAAGAAAAAAGGAAAATAATGGCAAAGAAAAAAGTTGACCATAAATTAATGAAATCAATAAAAGATGCTCATAAAGCTGATAAAATGAAACATCATTCGCCAAAGAAAAAAAGAAAATACAGCAAAGATGCAGAATCTAAAGTTTCTAAAGTGATGCATGAATTTGGTGAAGGCAAATTACACTCTGGTTCTAAAAAAGGACCTAAAGTAACTAACCCAAAACAAGCTGTAGCCATTGGAATCTCAGAAGCTCGTAAACGTGGTATGAGAGTTCCTAAAAAGAAAAAATAATTTCTAATAACTGCTTTATTACAATAGCTCTTAGTTTTAATGCCCTACCCCTAGACTAAGAGCTATTTTCTTTTGTATAATCTCTTCATGGAAAATAAAAGAAATACAGTTGGTAAAATCTCTTCAGATTTATTATTATCTAAACCTGGTAAAATCTCAGTTGTTGAACAACAACGGGAAATGACTTCAGATTACATGAAGCATTTACTTGAGACAGTTGACCGAGGCCAAAAAAAATATCCAAATGATTTTTTTGTTGAAGTAATTACTAAAACTGAACCATTAATGAAAAATGTTCTTCGTAATTATTTTATTGACAGATTAACTTGCCCGACTCCAAATTATGATCAGGCAGTATTTAGATATAATAATGAAGCTGAATCCGTAGAATTTATATGGGTAATTCCATCAAGAGATGCGTGTTTTCACTTAAAGAATAATGCAGTAGAAGTGCATCCAGATGAAAAAGAATTATTGAAATGTGTATTAGACTTTGATGATGGCACATTGTTTAAAATGTGTAAAAAATTTAATAATGAAAAAGAAGATAGTACACTATTAGAAAGGAATTAATGAAATGGATATCAATAAAAGATAAATTACCTAAAGATATAGTAGAATTGGATCCATACGATTGGGTTTTAATTATTGATGAAAATAGAGTAATGAATTTTGGTCAATGC